GGCAACTCATTGGTTCTGCCTGCGTTTCAGGCCATTGAACTGCTGCGTGATTATCGTCGCGCCGAGCAGGCCATTGCAAAGCGCTGGGCCACGCCGTTCCGGCTCCTTAAAGTGGGCGGTGCCTTCGGCCAGAAGATGGTAATGCCCGACCAGCGGATGCTGGAACAGGTCCGCGACATGGTCAACAAGATGGATATGAAAAGCGGCCTTGTGGTTCCGTTCTATGTAAATGTGGAAACTCACGGCACCGACGGCCAGGTCCTCAACGTTGAGGACAAGGTCAAAGAGGTCAAAGAAGACATTGTGGTGGCACTGGGCCTTTCCCGATCCTTGGTGACCGGCGACGGCCCCAATTTTGCCACCGCCTCCGTCAGTATGCAGAAAATGATGGTGATGATCCGGGAAATCAAACAGGCCGCCCGGAAACTGCTCGACTGGGTTTTCGATGACTGGATGGAACTGAAAGGCCATGCCGACAAGTCCCTGCAATTCATATTCAACGACCTCGACCCAAGCGATGCCGTTGACTTCAAGAAACTGCTCATCGAGCTTTATGACCGCAAACTGATCAGCCGTTCCAGCCTGCAGCTCAAGATGGATCTGGACCCGGATATCGAGGCAGCCAACCGCGAGACCGAGCGCAAGAACATCGACCTGATGGATGAAAAGCAGGTGAAGCCGGTGGTCGATATGGTGGTTTCCGGAATCATGAGTGTGCCCAGCGCCAGAAAGATGCTCGGCATTCCTGCTGACGGCAATGATCTCGATACCGAAGCCCACATTCACTATACAGAGGAGCTGGAAGCAACGGCGGCAACTTCCCTGTGTGATGAGTGCAGCCATTTCAACCCCGATTCCAATCGCTGCCGGGTACACAACACCGAACGCACCTTCGATTCCCCGGCCTGCAGATTCATTGACCGCCGGGAATCCTGATCATGCCTTCCGACCTTAAAGAACGTATTCAGGCGGCAACACTCAAAAGCCTGAAATCCCGCAACCGCTACAACGATTCCATAACCGCCCAGTTGACCCAGTCCCTCAACAAGGCTGAACAGGAAGTGGCTCAGGCCATTTTGAAATACCGTAGTCTGGGATCTCTGCCGGATAACAAGCTGGCTGCATTGAAAGGTCTGGAAAAGCTGCAGGGCGAGCTGGACGATGTTCTGCGCCAGTTGAAAAGGGACCAGACACTTGTCTTCCGTAAAAGCACCAAGGACGCTTTCAAGGGCGGCATCGCTCAGGGCATCACCGAACTGACATCCGCATCACTGCCATTCTATGCCGACCTCAAGCCTGATGGCATCGATAAACTGGCCACAAAGGTGTTCACCATCATCGACACCAATGCCCTCGACTTCATGACACAGTACAACCTGACGCTTGCCGGGGATGTTCACCGTGAGTTGTCGGATGGTATCAAGCGGACGATCCTGAGCGGGATAGCCACGGGCAAAGGCGCGGATGATATTGTCCGGGACCTCGGTAAAGTCATCATCGACAAAGATTCATTCAGGCAGGCTGGCAGTCGCGTGTTCAGCAAGGCGCAGTACCGCATGGAGATGATAGCCCGGACTGAGGTGTTACGGGCGCATAATATGGGGCGGATGAAATTCCATGAGCGAGTCGGTGTTCAAAGACTTGAATGGATGGCCATGAATGACGAGAGAACCTGCCCGGTATGCGGGCCTCTCGACGGTAAGACCTTTCTCATCGACAAATTCCCCCAACAACCCGCACATCCGCATTGCCGCTGCACAAACCTTGTCGCGTGGCCCATGAGCATCTGTGGTTCCGACTTATCCGCACAAGCGGCACCCAAGGCTTCACAGGGCGATGCCTGTATACTGCCCCCGCATGCGTTGGAGGGAATGGCCGATGCACAGGCAAAAGAGAACGCCAAACTGAAGGATGCGTTTGAAAAGGGAAACGCCGATGACCTTACGGCTCTCACGGTAAAACAGCTCCAGACACTTTCCAAAGAGAACGGCATCTCCATTGCCCGCACCAAGGCCGATTTCATCAAACTGCTCGATCAGGCAGAGCCGGGCATAGACCACAGCACGCTTTCAGGAGCGGCACTGAAGGCAAAGCTCAAGGAGCACAAAATCGGCCTGCTCCGAACAAAGGAAGATTTGATCGGGCTGTTGGCTCAAAAGCAGGCGGAACTCAAACAGGCACAACTCATTGCCCAGCAGATGTCCAAACTGCCACCGGTCGAAGGACTCGAGGGTACGCCGGTATCACAGCTCAAAGAGATGGCCAAAAGTAACGGCATTTCTCTGAATATGACCAAACAGGAGACCATTGAATTATTGGACAAACTCGAGCCGGGAATTGACCACACCTCCCTGAAGGGAAAGGAACTGCTGGCAAAGAAAAAGCAGTACGGAATCGGCATCCTGAAGAACAAGCAACAGCTGGTTGAGGCACTGCAGAAAAAGGCCGGAACTGATCTGGCGGAATCAGCCAAGAAGAAAGCGGCAGATGAAGCCAAACAGCTTCTGGTGAAAAAGCAGAAGGAACTGGTCGAAAAGGCTGCGGCCGGAGTTCAGCTCCCGGAATCCCCGTTGGACTACACAGGTTTTATCAGCCAGGTATCCGATGCCGAAAAGGCTCTGGCATCAGCCAAAGATCTTCCTCAAGAGTTGCTTGCCGGACACGCCAAGGAAATTGCTCTGAAAAAGCAGCTCTTTCAGGAGCAGATTACCAAGCTCAAGTCGTCGGAACTCAAATCCATCGCCAAAGATACGCAGCTCAAACACTGGCAATGGGCAAGCAAAGATGACCTCGTCACGCTCTTTACTGAAACCGATCCCGGGAAGATCAGTGAAGCGCAATCCAATATCGAGAGCAAATGGCAGAAATGGGCTGAAAAGCATGGTGGTAAAAAAGCGAAACAGGCTCCTGCAAAAGAGAAAAAGTCAGCACCTAAACCGGCTGCTGAAACCAAAACCAAGCCGCCATCTTTTGCCCAGAAAGGCGTTGAATTTGAAAACGCCGACCAGAAATGGAATGAAAAATCTGCGTCCGGAAAATTCAATAAGTCAGGCAAGGCCAATGTCGGCGGAGCACATGAAAAAGAGTTCTGGACTGATGAGAACGGTGATAAATGGCTATTCAAACCGGCCAAAAACTCCAAAGACAACTTTATCGCTCATGGTGAGGAAGCCGCATACAGAATCGGTCGTCTGATCGATCCCGATGCAATCGAGGTGCGGAATATCCAGCTGAACGGCAGGACTGGTTCCATTCAGAAATGGCGCACGGACCTGAAGTCAGAAATCGACTTCAGGAATATACTGCCGGAGGATCTGACCACCGTTGAGCTTGAACAGCTGCAGCGGGAGCATGTGATTGACTGGCTTATCGCCAACCATGACGGGCACTCAAAACAGTTCATCCGTGGAAGAAACGGTCATGTCTATGGCATCGACAAAGGGCAGGCTTTCAAACATCTCGGCAAGGACAGTCTTTCTCTGGATTACCATCCCAACAGCGCCTTTGGTGAAGAGGAGCCTTTTTACAACAAGGTCTTTCGGGCAGCCAAGGACGGCAAGGTCAACTTTGATCCTCAGGTCACCCTGAAATACATTCAGGAAGTCGAAAAGATATCTGACGATACCTATCTCGATATCATCCGGCCCTATGCCGAGGGACGTTTTGGAAAAGATAAAATCGGGCTGGATAAATTCTATGAGCAGGCGCTTCAGCGCAAACATGACCTGCGGAAGGATTTCGAGCGATATTACGGTGAGGTTTTAGGCCGGAAAGATTTCAGTTTCACCTCACTGCAGGCAAAGCCCGGAATCAAAAAACTGCTGCAGGATGCGGATGAGAAAATCATCGATGATGCGGGTAAACTTGGATGGCAGGGAAAAACGCTGCCGTTCGACAGTGGCGATGTCGAAGACCAGAACGCGCTGATATTCACAGAGACCTTCAAAGGCAAACAACGAACCGTTGTCAAAATGAAGATCCGGCCGGATACGGATTCCAAAATCACCGCACTGCTTCGGGAACAGCTGGACCTTGTCGAAATCAAGAAAGGCCAGCCTCTGGCAGATGACACCTTTTTTCCAACCATTCTGGAAGCCGTTAAGAACGTGAACTTTCATGTCGGTGACGGGAACTATAACCGGACCAAGCTGGCGAAGGCGGAGAAACTTCGAACCCGACTGCTTGTGCTCGCCCGCAGCAAAGATCCGGAAGTCAAAAAGATGGCCGACAGCTACATCAAATGGCTGGACGAGATCAAAGAGGCGGTCGACTGGGACCGCGCCACCAATGGCATCTTCGAACAGTACCTCCCTGAATTGCCGAAGCAGGCCAAGCCCAAGAAACCCGACTTCAAAGTCACCAGAGGTAAAGTCACTCACACCAAACGGAGCATCAGTGGCGGCAAGATCACCGTCGAGATGGATGATGTCGATAATTACGGGATGTTCAACCGGGACTCGCGGATGCAGGACGGCCTCCAATTTACCGCAGAGTTTGACGATGGCACTCGTTTGAAATACCGCCCATGGGACAATACAAATCTTTATGCCCAGCGAGGAGAGCTGGAGATTGTGATCGATGGTGATGCCAGCGGCAAGAAGGTCGAAGCTCTGATGACCAAACTGGAGAAACTCGGGATCGATGCACGTATCTCTTCTCCCGAAAATGCCGAGCAGATGTATCTGGAAAAGATGGCATACATTCGAAAAGTGGATCACACCGCAGAATACAAGCGCCTCCAAAAAAGTCTGGATGATCGCGATGCTTCCGTAAATGAGCGGGTGCAGACTCTTCGTGGCTTCTGGCAGAAGGAACTGAATGTCGATGATATCACCAAGCTACCCGATTATGACCCGATGGGCGCATATCAGGCCGGGTTTCTCGATCGTGGTTTGAAAGGCGGATACCGCCACCAGTACCGGTTCGACATCACCGAAGAGGATCTGGAAAAAAAGATGAAAGATTACTCCTTGGTCCACCGCTTGACCAACAATGAAGGCATGTCCGGGTTCATCGAAACCATCCTTGAAAACAACGGTGCCATGGTCAGTACGGTCGAAAAGATGCGCATGGGAGTTCCGCCCGGCGGCATGTCTCCAGTGGCCGACATGCAGACAGGCGGAGCCAGTTATTTCTTTACCCGGATTCAGAAAAAGCCAACCCGCGACGCTCCTCCGGCCCTTTATTTCAAAAAGAGCATGTTGCGGCGCATGGATGCGATCAGCTACAGCCACGATGCCTATGGCAAGGTTGTGGACGATTACGTCCGGAAAAACCGTGGAAATAACATCGACGATTGGAAAAAGTTTTCAGGCAAGAGCGGCAATGAGACCATCTTCAAGTATTCGGTGACGCTGCTGGATAATATCGAATACATCGTCGCTAATTCAGCCGCCGAGCGTCAGAAGATTATCAAGAGCTTCACCTCCCGTGGGATCAAGAAACTGCCCGACGGCCGCAAGGTGGAAGACATCGTCCATACACCGAGCACATGGAACACGAGGAAATGATATGGAAAACATAATTGCAGAGGAAAAAGCCCGAATCCAGAGGCAGCTTCATTGGTTCAATAAGCGTGGCTGCCGTTTGCTGATCCGGGAACGTGGCGGTGAAACATTTATCGACACGATTACCGCAGAACTGACCGTAACAAGGATTGCTCCACATTTTGACGCTTCGGGGAAAATTATACGAACGGACTTCTGGTTACTATGGAAGGAGCTCGGTTATCAGGAAGGCTTCAATTACAGCCATACGATCAAGGTCGTCAATGTATCCGTGGATGACACGCTGACAGCGCAATCAGCTGGAGCTGAGATCAATGCATGGCTGATTGTCGAGCTGACCGATGATCTGGACCGCATTTACAACCTTGAAATGATCGAGCCCGTTTCCGAACCGGCTCATGCCAAGCAGTGGGAGGCATGGCTGGCATTCAGAAAAAACAACCGGGATTTGTTCCAGCGCATCGATTCCGAGATCCTTGCCGAACACATCAAGATTGCGGAGGACTGGCAGTGAAGCTGAGATACATGATCGATTCCATCCTCGTTGATCCCAAAGCGGCAGTTCCAGAATATCGGCCTGTCGGTGTTTGGGTGCAAGGTCCCGGTCCGGGCCTCGATGTTGAAATGTTCTATCCGGACTCCAGCCGAGGCTACATTCAGGATCGTCGTGAACAGGCAGACTGGGTTATCAATCGTCTGGTTGAAAGCGGTGTTTTGACCCTCCCGGATGATTTTCTGGAGTATCACCGCCAGAGCCGGTCCTCCTATGACGGCGTGTTTTCCGAACCGGTCGAAACAGAGGAATACCCGTCAGTAAACGCCTGTGGTCTTGCTGTTTTGCAGTCTTTGAAGATTCCCGCCTAAAAAAGCAGACGCCTTTCCGACACATTTCAAAGCCTTCCGGTAAGTAATCGCTGAAACCTCCCGCTCGCCCGGTGCGATCGGGGCAAATAACAGTGATTGAACCGGAGAATTTGATGGAAATGTTTGCCACTGACCTGGAAAGGCTGGCGTTCCTCCTTGAGGCAGATGCGGCGCTCGCTATCGATCCCGACGAGCTCGGGACCGATGCAGCCGAACAGAAGGCTCCTGAAGAGCAGCCCCCGGAGAAACGCCCCAAGTACATCACCAATTACATCGGCAGCAAACAGAAACTGGTCGACTGGATCTGGCGTAACACCCCAGACGGAGTTTCCTCCGTTCTGGATGCCTTTTCCGGCTCGGCCGTTGTTGCTTACATGTACAAATCCAAAGGGCTGCGAGTTTTTGCCAATGACCGTCTTCGCTACAGTCACCACGCAGCCAGAGCCATTATCGAAAACAGTTCGACGAGGCTGTCCGAGGCAGAGATCGAAAAGCTGCTGGCGGACAATCCCAAAGCCAAGACCTTTGTTCAGGACAATTTCAAAGGGATTTTCTTTGCCAAAGGTGTCCACGCACTCATCGACTCGTTGAGGGCCAATTGCGACGACCTGTCCGGGTACAAAAAGGACATCGCGCTGTTTGCTCTCGGCAAAACCTGCATGAGCGGCAAAGGCGGGTTTGGCCACTTCTCGTCTTCCACCGATTACGGGAAACGGCAGGACACGCCTGAAGAATTCAAAAAACGCCTGAAAGCGAATATCGAGCGGATCAACGCCCTGATATTCGATAACGGCAAGGAGAACAAGGCATACCGGCAGGACATCAACGACCTGTTGCCAAAAGCCAAGGCGGATCTGGCCTACTTCGATCCACCCTACGCCACCGAGTTTTCGACCACCAACTACGAGCGAGCCTACCACTTCGTGGAGGGGCTCATGACCTATTGGGAAGGGCTCGAAATCAAGGCCGACACCAAGGTCAAGTATTACGAGACCGACCACAAGACCGTCACCAAAGCCAACGCCAACGAGTTCTTCCAGACCTTTCTCGGCAACGCCAAGCACATCCCGCACTGGCTGATTTCCTACCGCGATCACGCCTATCCAAACGAGCAGGAGATGAAGCGGATCATCGGCTCCTTCGGCAAGCAGAGCCGGATGAAGTCCAAGGATCACCACTACGCCATCACCTCCAAGCACGGCGAGGCATCCAACGCCAAGGAGCGTCTGTTCGTCTGCGCTCCCGGGGCCAAGGCCAGCGCCGAGCGGGAGGAAAAACCCGTTCCGATGGCCGCCGCCGCGAACTTCCACACCAGCATCCCCGTGGATATCCGGCTGGGCGAAGGCGAACGCCTCGCGACCGAGGCCATGGATGTCGGATCGGCGGGCGACCCCCAGTTCAGCTTCGTGCTCTGCCGCACCGGGACCAACAAGAACGGCGACCACTTCACCGCCGAGGAGTTGTCCGGTCGGCACATGACGGCCGTGAACAAGAAGGTCGATCTGCAGCATTCGCAGGAGTTCAACGACATCGTCG